ATTAGATATTGGAGGGGTGAGGAATGAAGCACACAAGCGACGGCAGCACAGCAAGCTACTACGAGCTACCGGAAGGCGCGACAGAGTTGCAGGACCTGATCAGTTATCGCGACATGAACGGGCAAATGGCCGAGATTTTCCGGGCGTGTTATCGCTACGGCATTGCTAGCCACAGCCCAAAGCTGCGAGACGCAAAGAAGATCAAGTTTTATATCGAGGCCGAGATTGAGCGGCTGGAGAAGTACGGCGACGGCGTGCAGCAAATCGGCCAGCGCAACGAAGCCACGCCGAACGTGCTGGAGTTTGACGACCACTGCGCCGAGGCTATTCAGGCTGAGCCGATCGCAGAAGACATGACCGACCCGGCTAATTGGCGGGCTGGGGATTTGGTGGAGTGTGTCGAGGCGAGAACGGGAACATTTGATGTTGGTGATATTTATGAGCTTAAAGCGCTTGCCACTGGAGAGCTGTCTGTTAGGCATCCCGACGGAGGCGGCCAGCGCCTAAAAGGTGCTGTCTCGAAGTTCCGCTTCCACTCCCGCCCATCCAAATAGTTACCCTCCAGCGCCCTCCGCGCCTTTGCCCCGCTTCGGCGGGGATTTTTTATGCCCGTGTGCTACTATCCAATCATCACCAGACCGGGACGCAAGCATGGCACTGACCGACCAGGATTACATAGACGCGATCAAAGAGCACGGCACGCAGCGCAAGGCAGCCGACGCGCTGGGGGTAAACCGGAGGACGCTTGAGCGGCGCATGAAGCGCATAGCTCGCAAAGGATACAGCCCGCAGCACGACATGACGCACACAGTGCCGGACGGGTTCAAGGTTAAGGGTGTGTCGAGCCTGTACAACAAAGACGGCGTTTTGTCTGCTCAGTGGGTCAAGTCGAGCGAGGACCGGGATCGGCAGTATGAGTTGATGCAAGAGGCCGTAGCGGCCCTGTCAGAAGATATTCCACGCGCCACCATCGCACCGTTGCCGCCACTCGGCAACGACCAGCTCCTGAACGTCTACACTATCACCGATTACCACCTTGGCATGCTCGCATGGGAGCCTGAGACCGGCGCAGACTGGGATACGGATATTGCAGAGCGCATGTTGGTTGACTGGTTCTCGCACAGTATATCCCAAGCGCCTGACGCGGCGTCGTGCGTATTCGCCCAGCTCGGGGATTTCATGCATTTTGACGGCCTGGACAGCGTGACACCAAGCAGCGGGCACATCCTGGATGCCGACACGCGCTTTACTCGCCTTGTCCGCGTAGCCATCCGCGTCACTGCTCGCGTGATTGATATGCTGCTGAGCAAGTACCAGACAGTCTACGTCCTGATGGCCGAGGGAAACCACGACCTAGCGTCAAGCTGCTGGCTCCGCGAGTTGACGGCGGCGCGATACGAGAACGAGCCGCGCGTTATGGTAGAGACGCGGCCTGATCCCTATTACTGCTACGAGCACGGCCTGACAAGCCTGTTCTGGCACCACGGCCACAAGCACCGCATGGCTGGCATTGATGCCGTTTTTGCGGCCAAGTTCCGCGAGGTGTTCGGGCGCACCAAGCACAGCTACGCGCACATGGGCCACCTGCACCACAGGGATCTTAAAGAGACCAACCTGATGATTGTTGAGCAGCACCGCACCCTGGCGGCGCCTGACGCCTATGCGAGCCGTGGCGGCTGGATGAGCGGGCGCAGCAGTACGGTTATCACATATCATCGGGAGTATGGCGAGGTGGGACGGATTACGGTTTCGCCTGAGATGTTGCGCTTATCCGACGAACGGTAGTTTACATGCCGGCGCCAGCACATATACTGGAGCCATAACAAACACGGAGGGCAGGACATGATTTATTGGGATAAAGATGTAGCTCTGGCAGAGCTTGAGGGAAAAGTAATAAAGGAGATTGTCGGGCTAGAAAAAGAGTCTGACGAGGTCCGCATATTCACGGAATGCGGCAAAGAATATCTGTTCTATCACGATCAGAATTGCTGCGAGAGCGTGGCGCTGAATGATTTTGACGGATGCGCAGACGACATGATTGGCGCTACAATTATTAGCGCAGAGGCTGTTTCAAACAAAGATAGCGGAGAAAAGCCGAGCGAATACGCGGACAGCTGGACATGGACTTTTTACAAGATCGAGACCACCAAGGGCGGAATCTTGATGCGCTGGCTTGGCGAGTCAAATGGCTATTATTCGGAATCAGTAAGTTTCGTGTGGGCAAACAAGCCAGACTGAGCAACACCGGCCCCAGCAGCGGTTCTGCTGGGCATCTGGAAGGGTTTTGTCAAGCATAGCGGGTGATGCTAGCAAAAGGGGTCCGGGAGATATTGGCCATAAGGCCCGGATGAGATATGCGACGGCTGTGAGTCGTGAGACCTGTTCGACTTAGGTGGCAGAACCCTTCCAGATGCAGATGAATGCGCAGGCTGATGCGCAATGGGGGTTCAGCTTTGCCACTGGATTGCCCACGAGGCGGCAAATACGCCGCGCGGCGCGGACCGCCGAGAAGCAGCCGAGAGTTTCGCAGGCATGCGGATCTGCAACTGGTGATCGCGTCCACCACCGCGCAAGCCGGAGATCAGCACCGGCCATCTGCATCACAAGCGCCAACAGCTAAGAGTTGGCCAATACCCCTCGGGAGAGGCTGTATTGGAGTGTTATCAGGGCACAGTAGGAGCCGCTTGCATTGCAGCGCACCGCCTACTGGCCGCCATCCGGACTGATAGCACTACCAATGCAGGAATGCGCAGTGGTGATGCGCAAGCGTTCCGTATGCGGTGCCGATGTGCGCGGACTAGATCATTCCACCATGCCGGGATCACCTCCGGCCCTGCATTACTAATCACAATTGGAGATCAATATGAGCGACAAAGAAATCGAGCAAGAGATTCAGAGCAAAGGACTGAACGCTCCGCGTATCACGCCAGCCGACATCGAGGCGAACATCATCGCTGAGACGTGCTTCACGGCGTATGAGGGCATGCTAGGCGCGTACAAAAACCACGATGATGTGTACCAAGGAAAAGGCCAGATTCATCACGAATCGCTCGGCCTGCTGACCATCTGCGTCTTGGTTTTGCGTAACGGCTTCACCGTAACAGGCGAATCAGCCTGCGCCAGCCCCGAGAACTTCGACGAAGAGTTGGGCCGCAAGATTGCGCGCCAGAATGCGGTCCAGAAGATCTGGCCGCTTATGGGGTATCAGCTCCGTAGTCGCCTGGCTGAAGAGGCGACCTTCGGCGCTTCCAGCTGATCCAGACTGCATTACTAGCCGCCTCCGGGCGGCTTTTTATTGCCGAAAATCCAGCGCATAGGCCGCTCAATCGGCATCGAGTTTCCGAATACGCAAGTTCACGGCAAATATCGCCGCAACCCGTGCAAAGCGTAAACCATACTAGCCATCCGCCACGTTCACGCCTCCACAATTTGCCCGCCGTCAAGTACCGTGCCATAATTCAGGCATTCGTCAACTGGATTATGGAACTGTTTTATGTCACAACACCAGGCCGCACAGGATGTCGTAGTAGCAGGGGCAAAGCTGGCCCCAGCGGCTGCGGTGGTAGCAACGGACGCAGCAGCGCGTCAGTTTCTAGGGGTAGGCTTGCAGGATTGGGTGTATATCTTGACCTTGGCTTACCTGCTTTTTCAGATCGTGGTGATCATGCCGCGCGTCAAGAGTACGATTAAGGGATGGTTTAAGCGTGACGCCAGCTAAGAAGGCCATAGCCGCCGCAAGCGTCGCCGCAGCAATGAGCGTCGTGGCGTACTTCGAGGGATACCGCCCGGTCGCGTACCTGGACCCGGTTTCTATCCCAACGATATGCTACGGCCACACGGCAACAGCGCGCATCGGTCAGACAAAAACGCAGGCTGAATGCGACGATCTGCTAGAGTCAGATCTTGGTGAGGCGCTGGAGGCGGTTGATCTTCAGTTACCGAATGCACCACCGCTGACCAGAGCAGCCTTTGGAAGCTTTGTGTATAACGTCGGCGCTGGCGCTTTCAACCGGTCAACCCTGCTGCGTAAGGCAAGGGCGGGTGACTGGGTAGGCGCATGCAACGAGCTGAATCGCTGGGTTTATGCAGGCGGTCGCCAGTTGCCCGGCCTGGTGGCGCGCAGACAAGCGGAGCGTGAGCTGTGTTTAAGTGGATTGCATTAGCATTTGTTGCTGGCGCTATGTCCGCATACCAGGCTCAGGAATGGCGGTACGGCGCAGAGCTGGCCGACATAGCCCGAGAAAGCGCCGACGCGCTGGTACGAGCGCACGAGCAGGCACAGCAGCGCCAACAATCGCTACAGGCCGCACTAGACAAGGCAGAGGCAGACAAAGATGCAACACTGGCTGACATTGAGCGCATGCGCGCTAATCCTGAGCGGGTGTACATCCGTGCAACCTGCCCCGCAGTGCCAGCAGCCGGTGACAGTTCCGGCGAAACTGATGCAGCCGCCGCCAGACCTGATGACGCCGCTGTCAGAAATTATTGGCTACTCCGAGAGCGAATCGCCGAAGTGACGGCGCAGGTGATTGGATTGCAGGCTGTTGTTAAGGAGTGTACGAAATGAAAACCTTCCCCCGCCGCCCTGATGGGACGCGAAAGCCGACGTTTGAGACGCCGGAAGACGTTACCCGCGCGTTCGATGCCTACATGGAATGGCTTGAAGAAAACCCGCACGTCGTGCTGGACAAGCACTTGGTCGTAAACGGCGACGTCGTGGCAACCGAAAAGACCCTTGCCCGCAGCCCGACCCGGCAGAGCTGGTGCCGATACTTGGGCATCACTAAGCAGGGTTGGCACCACATCCGCAAGCAAGAGCATCTGGCAGACGTCTGTGCAGAGATCGACGAGGAGATCGACAGCCACATCATTGACTTGGCGCTGGTGGAGCGCGTCAATCCTGGTTTTGCTGCGCGGTTGACTGGGCTAGCTGAGAAGACCGACCACACGTCCAGCGATGGGAGCATGACGCCCAAGGAAACCGGCAACGCCGTACTTGAGGCGCTAAGCCGCAAGCATGCCGCTGACAATTGATGAGATAGTCGAATGCCGAACCGACCTGCTGACGTTCGCGCAAACCATGTTCCGTGCTCGCAAGGGCGCGGAGCTTGTCTATAACTGGCACCAGAAGGCGATATGCGATGCGCTTGAGCGTGTCGTTCTTGGCAAGGCCAAGCGCCTGATAATCAACGTCCCGCCGCGATCTGGCAAAACCGAGCTTGCCGTAATCAACTTCATGGCCTGGTGCATGGGCAACTGGCCGGACTCCGAGTTTATCCACGCCTCATACAGCAAGCGGCTTGCCACGACTAACACATGGGCCAGCCGCGCAATCGTCGAGCACGAAACCTTTGCCGAGATATTTGGCGCGCCTGATCTGCGCCGCGACTCCAACGCAAAGGACGAATGGCGCACAGGATCGGGCGGCATTGTTTACGCGACCGGCTCAGAAGGCACGATAACCGGCTACGGCGCTGGCAAGATGCGGCCAACGTTCGGGGGCGCAATCATTATTGACGACCCGCATAAGGCAGGCGAGGCGACAAGCCCGACGATGCGTCAGAACGTGCTCGACTGGTTCAGCACAACAATGGAAAGCCGGAAGAACAGCAACGATACGCCGATCATCGTGATTATGCAGCGACTACATGAAGAGGACTTGAGCGGCTGGCTGATGAATGGCGGCAACGGCGAGAAATGGGATCATCTGTGCATTCCTGCTGTCACGGAGAAAGACGAATCATTCTGGCCCAAGCAGTTTGAGCGCGAAAACCTCAAGCGGATGGAGCTGGCAAACCCGTATGTGTTTGCCGGGCAGTATATGCAGATACCTGCACCAATTGGCGGAGGCCTGTTCAAGGAAGCATGGTGGCAATACTACACCGCTCCGCCCGCGACCAGATGGCGCGCCATTTACGCAGATACGGCGCAGAAGACCAAGGAAGCCAATGACTACAGCGTGTTCCAGGTTTGGGGCGCTACAGCGTCAGGGCAGGCCGTGCTTTTAGACCAGATTCGCGGAAAATGGGAAGCGCCGGAACTTCTAACGCAAGCGCGCGCGTTCTGGAATAAGCACCGATCCGTAAAAAACATGGGCGTATTGCGGTCGTTCAAGATCGAGGATAAGGCTAGCGGCACTGGGCTGATTCAGACGTTGCGAAAGGAAGGCATGCCGGTAGTTCCGATTCCGCGCAGCACGGACAAGCTGACCCGCGCAATGGATGCCGCGCCGCTTGTTCAGTCTGGAAATGTACTGCTGCCTGAGAATGCCGATTGGCTATCGGAGTTTCTGGCTGAGGCTGGCGTATTCCCGAACGGGGCGCATGATGACCAGCTTGATCCGATGATGGACGCCGTTGCTGATATCCTTGGCGGCAACACTCATTCAATCCGTGATATGCTATAAAGCAAATCATTATCATTCAACGGCGGTGCCTTGACATGACAGACAGCCAAAAGCCACGTATCCGCATTCGCTCTGGCGCATCGCTCGACGGCCTTGTAAACGTCGTATCTGGCCTTGGTACTGCGAAAGCGAAACGTTCTCATAATCAATTCAGTTACTCTGTACTGAATGACTTTGCGAGTCTTGACGCAGCGTATCAAACAAGCTGGCTAGCACGACAGATCGTTGACGTGCCCGCCGAGGACATGACCCGCGAGTGGCGCACCATCAAAAGCGATGACGCGGACGTGATCCGTGCCGAGGAAGACCGCGTTGGCCTGCCTGCGATGACCTCAGAGGCGACAAGCTGGGCGCGCCTGTATGGCGGCGCTGGCATCCTCATGTTGACCGATCAGCCACTGGACAAGCCGCTTCGTCTCGACCGGCTCAAGAAGGGAAGCCTGCAACGCCTTATCGTGTTCGACCGCTTTGACATGACGCCTTCCGACCTTAATGTCAGCAACATCCTTGCCGCCAACTATTTGCAGCCGGAGTTTTATACTCTGGTCGGAGGCGCTCAGCGAGTGCACTGGACGCACTTTGCCAGATTCAACGGGGCCAAGCTGCCGCGCCGCCAACGTACGCAGACTCAGGGATGGGGTGACTCGGAGCTGCGCAAGTGCTTAGAAGACGTGATGGATATCGTCGCCAGCAAGGACGGACTGGCAGAGCTGATGCAAGAGGCCAACGTCGATATCATCAAGCGCGACAACCTGGCGGACGAGCTGGCAAGTGATCAGGACGAAGCGATTACCGCGCGTTATGCGCTGTTCAGCCAGATGAAATCGTTGGTCAACTTGGCGCTGCTGGACGGCCAAGAGTCCTATGAGCGCAAGACGCTAGACCTGTCCGGCGCTGCTCCGGTTCTTGAACTGCTGATGACATGGATCAGCGGCGCTGCTGACATTCCGGTTACTCGCCTATTCGGCACCAGCGCCAAGGGTCTGAATGCAACCGGCGAAGGCGACTTGCAGAACTACTACAACAGCCTGTCATCCAAGCGGGCCATCCAGATCGAGCCAGGATTGCGCCAGCTTGATGAGGTTATCGTCCGCTCGGCACTTGGCGCGTTTCCAGAGGACTTTAACTATGTCTGGAACCCGTTACAGATGCTCGACGAGGAAGCCGTCGCGCGTGCCGCCAAGATCAGAGCTGAGACGGATACGATTTACTTCGACATGGGTGCAGTCCGTGTAAGTCAGATTCAGCGCAACCTTCAAGCCGCCGAGCTGTACCAGTTCAGCGATGAGGAAATCGAAGAGCTGGAGCAGAACGAGGATGCAGGTCTGTTTAATGATTTGCCGGATGAGCCGGAGCGGACGCCGTCGAATGACGCAGAGCCAGCGCCACTGTACGTCAATCGCAAAGTCCTGAATGCCGCTGAGATCATCAAGTGGGCAAAGTCACAGGGGTTTAAAAGCACTCTATCGGAAAGCGAAATGCATGTAACCGTTGCATTCAGCAAGGCCCCGGTAGACTGGATGAAGGCCGGAGAGGCTTGGGCACAATCCGAGGATGGCGGGCTAACCGTTAGACCTGGCGGCCCTAGAATGATAGAGGTATTTGGCGAGGGCGCGGTTGTTCTGGCGTTCAGCAGCTCCGATCTGGCTTGGCGGCACATGGCCCTAAGAGAGATTGGCGCTTCTTGGGATTGGCCGGAGTATCAGCCGCACATCACCATCACCTACGCATCCGGCGACGTTGATGTTTCCAAAATCGAACCGTACCGTGGCGAGATCGTTCTAGGCCCTGAGATTTTCGAGCCAATCAAACTGAACTGGAAGGAAGGCGTCAGCGAACAATGATCGCAATCGGCATCCAGTACAACGCGAAGCTCAAGCGCCTGATCAAGCAGGTCAAGCGCGACATTGACGCAACCGTGATGCCGGAGGTGCGCTACTACGCGCCAGAATACACGCAAGACGCGTGGTCAGACGGCATTCAGGCGGCGATTGATGCGCTGCTGGCGCGCTGGGGATCGCCTGCCGTTCGGATTGTGGCTCAGCGTATGGCCGATGACTTCGTGCGCACGTCGCTGACCAAATCCAGCCGCGACATGAAGCGCACGGCAGGCATTGACGTGTTCACTGGCTCGCAGCAGATGCAGGACTACTTGAAAGCGGCGACGCAGCAGAACGTCAACCTGATTATGTCGATACCGAGCCAGTACATTGACCGCGTGGGCACGATGGTAATGGCCAACATGCGGTCAGGCATGCGCCCGAAGTTCATCGAAAAGGCACTGCAAGACGAGTTCGGAGTCACGCAACGTCGCGCGCGCATGATTGCGCGAGACCAGACAGCGAAGATACAAGGAGAGCTGGCAGAGAAGCAGCAGACGAGTGCAGGGTTTGAGTATTTCGAGTGGATCGACTCAGACGACAGCAGGGTACGCCATCGACATCGCCAGATTGCCGAGAAGGTGACGGAATACGGCAAAGGCGTTTACCGTTGGGACGACTTGCCGTTGAGTGATTCGGGCGTTCCGATTAAGCCAGGATCTGATTACCAGTGCCGATGCACAAGCCGCCCGGTCAGCGCCCGCGAGGTCGCCAGATTCCAAGCTCGGAACAATAGTTGATAATGCCAATGATAGCGATTATCATGTTCAGTAATTGCACTACAGGCGCGACAGATGAAATGCACAGTATTTGATCGTCAGGGATACCGGATTACTCAACGGGAATACACCGATGAGGGATTTTTGCGCGTACCCGGTCGAGTCGCCCGCACTGGAGTGCAGGAATATCTGGCGCGTGAGCTTGGCCTAGACGGCGACCCGATGCGAGTCGTCCGCGTTTACCGGCCTGCCGAGGAAGTGTTCAAGCCTGAGTCGTTGCAGTCCTATGACTCGGCAGACGTGACCAACACGCACCCGCCGCAACTGGTTACGGCTGACACCTACCGCCAGCACTCTGTTGGCGTCGTGCGCGGAGCCGGGCGACAAGATGGCGAGTTTGTCGTCGTCGATTTGATCGTCAAGGACGCCAGCGCCATCAAAGATATTGAGTCTGGCAAGTGCGAGTTGTCGGCAGGCTACACCGCCGTTTACGACGAAGAGTCAGGAACTACGCCAGATGGCGAGCCATACGACTACGTGCAGCGTGACATCAAGATCAACCACGTTGCGATTGTAGAAAGAGCAAGGGCGGGCGCTCAAGCTCGCGTTTTTGACCACAACCCCGAGGAAAAGCCCATGACTGTTAAGGTCACGCTGGACTCAGGCCGCTCGGTCGAAGTGCAAGACGAGGCAACCGCTGCCCTGTTGTCTGATGCATTCGAGCGCCTGACCAAACAGGTTACTGACGCGCAAGCAGAGGCCGACAAAGCCAAAGCCACCGCTGACGCCGCCGCCGAAGAACTGGAAGCAGCCCGCAAGGCCGCAAGCGATGAAGCTATCGCCGCGCGTGTTGCCGAGGTCGCCACTGTCACTGATGCCGCGCGCAAGATCGCAGGCAAAGAGTTCACCTGTGACAGCCTGAACATCGTCGAGATCAAGCGCGCCGCCCTGGCTGTTGCTCAGCCCAAGCGCGAATGGTCCGACAAGTCCACCGCCTATGTCGAGGCCGCATTTGATATGTGCGCCGAAAAGGTGGAAGAAGAGGACATGGAAGAAGGCAAGGAAACCAAGGACGAGCTGGTAAAACAGCTTGCCCAACTGGCGCAGGACGCAGCACGCCAGAAGACCGAAGACGCACCGGCAGTCAGCCACTATGACGCGCTGAAAGCCAATCTCTCAAATGCCCATAAGGGGGTGTAACATGCCCGTACAAGGCGGAAATGCAATTGATCACGGCTTCGCTTATGCGGGCATGGCAGTAGACGGCCAGACCGCTAACGACGTCTCCAAACTCAACACCGGCTCGGTCAACATCCCGTATGGTTACGGCGTTGTATCCAATGGCGATAACGGCGCTGTGCTGCCGACCGCTGCCAGCACTGCTGCTGACTTCGTGGGTATCGTCAAGCGCGAACTGAACCGCGCTTACACTGCCTCCGAGACATTCGGCGCGCAGGTTGACCGCGACATGACCGTTCGCACCGCTGGCGTCATCTATGCCACTGCT